GAGCGTTCTTGTTGCCAGAGTTGAATTGTTTTAGTTAGGTTTTGGGTGTACTCTTGAACTTCTGAATTTACTTCGCTTTGATACTGATTTAATTCAGCTGAATACTTCTGTATTTTTTTAGATTCTTCATTATCTTCTAATCTTGCATTTTCAATAGATTTTTGAAGTTGTGCTTGATATTCAGTATTAGCATCATTAAAAACTTGTATTTGATTCTGTATATCAGATTGATATTTATTTAAATTATCTGATTCTTTTTTAGACCAAGCTTGAAATACAGTACCTAGTTCTGTTTGATACCTTGATAAATTTTGTTGGTGTTGCTGAACTTGTGTAGTTACTTCATTTTGATAATTTTGCATTTCATAATTATACTTTTGCAACTTAGCATTATTATCTGCTATTAAATCTTCCATTTGTTTAGCTGCGTTAGATAAATTTAAAGCTTGTAACTCAGCTTTATTAAACTTATCTATATCTGTAGTTTGTTGAGCTTCTTGCCTTTTTTCTTGTGCTTCGTTGTTAGCATTTGCAATAGCAACTTGTAAATCTGCATTACTTTTATTAACAGCTTCTTGAAATTCTATTTGGTATTTAGTATTTTCTTTATTAAATCCATTTAATTCATTTTGAATATCCGCATTATATTTAGATAATTGAGTTTGTATTTCATTTACTTTTCCAGCTGCTAATTCTATATCTTCATTTGTATCTAAATGTAAATCTACTTTTGCAAAATCTGGACTAAATGCAGGATTATTATACGTTGGTGCATCACTACTAACATCAATAATAGTAGGGGCATTTGCTGTTGTTGTAGCTACAGCAGTAGCACTCGCATCTGTTCTACTAGCGTCTGAATAATTAACAGTTGATATTGCTGGACATACAGGTAACGTAGCAGTAATTGATAAAGAACTTGGATCGCTATCTCCAAAATCTCCGTATAAATCACTCCAATCAAAAGCTGTTTGGGTTGTTAAACTTTGTGATGTATAAACAGGAGCTGACGTACTAAAACTAACTGTTGAAGCAGTAATACTAGGAGCTTCAGGTGGAACAGCTGAAATTGATAAATCACTTATAGTTGGAGTTGTAACTAAAGAAACAAATGGTTTTGTATATATTGGTTCTGTAGTAGTAAACGTAATAGAATTTGACGTTAACGAAGGAGATTCTGGTTTTACAGCATTAATTATTAAATTTTCAATTGTAGGTGCATTAGATAAACTTACAGAAGGTTTAGAATACGTAGGTGCAGAGCTACTAAAGCTAACTGTATTAGCAGTTAACGTAGTTGGTGTAGGTGGAGTTACATTAACAATTAAATCATTAATAGTAGGTGTATTTCCTAGAGATACAGTTGGTTTGGTATATGTTGGTGCAGTATGTGAAAAAGAAACAGAATTTGAAACAACCGTAGGTGCTATAGGTGCTATAGAACTTATAGTTAAAGTATCTGGACTAAACGTTGGTAAAGACTCACTTGTTGTTAATAAAGCTGGAACAGTTAAATCTAATGGTAATTTAGATGTTTTTCCAGACATTAACTGTTGTATACATTTCATAGACGCATACGTAACAACTAAATATTCTGCTTCATTAGGAAAATTTGCTATGGTACTATCTGAACTTGCATCAACGCTAGGAAATACAACGTGATGAACACCAGCTGTTTGACTTGATGTTGGTGTTGGATAAACCTCTAAAGTATTATCATAAATTAAATAAGCTGGATCGGTAGTTGTTGCTGTTTCCATATCACTACTATCTTGTATTCTACCTCTTTTAAAAGCTGGTACAAGTCTACAAGGTTGATCTATTGTTCCATCATTTCTAAGAACATTAAGCACACGACCTTTTGTATCTATATTAGTTAATGTTGTCGTTGAATTATTTAATGTAGATATATCAGAACATTGTTCTAGTAAATTTAAAGGCATTACATTAATTATTTCTTTTGCTCCGTCAGTCATAAACTGATCCATAGCAGTTTGATCTGAAAACGTTCCTATTAAATCTTGTATTTGAGTATCAAAAGCCATATCTTATCTTTTTTTCCTTTTTGAACCTTTTTTTCTACTTTTTTCAGCTCTACCTCTATTTTTAGAAGCTAATTCAAAACCTACTATTTTACCGTTTCTATGAGAAGCATCTTTCCCATCACCATTTCCATAAGTTCCTTTTTTCCTATTATACTTATTTAATTTTGATCTATATTTTATAGATGCCTCTGATGCTTGAAATTTTTTATATTCTTTTTTATAGTTTCTTTTTTTAGTAGCCACGTTTTTTACTCATTTTTTTACCAGTTTTTTTAGCATATTTCTTTGCAGCTTGTTTACCTTTTTTTGTATAGCTAAATTTTTTCTTTCCTACTTTTGGCATAATATTTTTTAGTTATTGCTAACTATCCCCATTTTTGTTTTCTCATTCTATTAATTGAACTGTCCATAGTTTCAGTTCTAAAATCTATTTGATCTTTTCTAATTGCAGTTGCCCAAGGATTATTCTCCCTAACTACAAATTGGGTAGAATACTTAGGTTCTGAAGCTTGTTTACCACAATTACGACAATAAAACCAACCTTCTGAATTATCTTTATTACAATGAATACATTTTTTTTTCATAAAATTCCTTATAGGTTTTTAGGGTTGCCTTTTATTGACAACCCTACAGTACCTTAAACTGTTATCCTTATTTATTTGGATTATTAAGCAGTTGCAGACTCAACAAGAACAACTGTTCCTATTGCAACAGGAACATATCCACTTAGATGCCAATTGACACCATCACAAATAAGAGTCATTCTTAAACCTTCAATAGCCTGAGAAACAGAACCATCTACGGTTATTTTTGAGAGTCCATCTACGTCATCTACTGTACTATTAGCTGCCCCTGCAACAACGTAACCATAAATATCGGTTCCATTAGCTCCAGTTGTTATGCTAAAGTCTGCATCGTCATCACAATTAACAGTAAAACAAAAATCGTAATTACAACCAGCAATAGCATCAGATGCAGTTGGTAGGGTTAAAGCTACATTATTGTCAACTGTAGACATATCAACAGCAAAAAGAGTTCCAGACTCAGCAGCAGTTAGTGTTCTAGCCACAGCCGCAGAATTGTCTATTTTTTGAAACGCTTTTTCACCAGTTTGATAAACTCCACTATTCGAGTTTAGAATATCACTTCTCATCTTATACTCCTTCTAAATCATACAAAGCGTGAGATTCTGGTAAACATACTTCAAGACCAGCTTCGGTCATAATCATATCTTTACGTAAATCTTCATCAACTGCTTGTACGTTTGTTTGAATTTGAGTATCACGATTGTATCCGTTTCCAACTAGAGGACGATACAATAAGTACTTCATATCAGCCATAAGCATATAACTTGCAGATATACCTCTAAACAAAGGCTCTTTAACTAAGTTAAGAGTCCCGTGTACAGTATCAATCATCATTACTTTATGCCCGAAAGCTCCAGTACGTGATTCTATGTCATATCTATATGGATTACTATTATGTCCTAAAGAACCGTCAACGAATTTGCCATCACCCATTTTATTAAAAAAGGATATTACAGGTAATGAACACAAAACAAGTTTATCTGATGAATTACCACGTGCAGGATCAAAAATAACCTCTAGGTCACTTAATAATCTGTCGTATGTAAGTTCTGAATCAGCAACTCGTCTATAATAAGAAGCTCCAGATGAATACGAAAACGCACTATCGTCATTTGTAGGATTAACATTTTTTAAGATGTGTCCTACAATTCCTTCTGTGTATTGTATTCCACCTATACGTGCTTTTTGTCCAAATAACATAGCACGTTCAATGTCTACTTTATGCTCACGTAGCTTTTCGCTCCATATGCGATTCCATTCGTATTCGTAACCTCTAAATCTAGTTGCTAGGGCAGTACCTGTCATTTCTGCTGCTGTTTTAAAAATCTGAGTATAACCGTAGTTATCTTCGATTTCAGTAGAGAAAACATCAGGTGCACCAGAACCTTCTTCAAAAGATGTACCAATTACTTGACAGTTATCATCATCAGCTATTGCGTTATATCCTGTTACTCCAGAATTTGACAAGGAAACAACTTTACCAGTAAAAGCACTTGTTGTTCCTTGATCTGTTACAGCAGAATCTACACGGACAATAATATTAGAAATACCATCACTAGTATCAGCAGATTGTACTGCAAATACCATTCCTTTTTGTAACCAGTCTATTGATGCAGCTGGTGTAGCAGCGTCAGCAACTTGGAAACTATAAGAACTTCCAGCAGTCACCGTTCCCGGTGCATTTGCCATAACGAAACTTCTATTTGTCCAGTTAATTGGGTTTCTATTTTCGAGGTAACGAAACACAGAATCATCCGTAGGTACTTTATTTACTTGACTTAAGTATACAAAGAATGGAGATTCTTCAGGACTCAATTCGTGAACCCTATCTCCAAAATTATACAGCCTCCTACGGTCAGGGGCAGTTCCTACACCAGCAGAAGTAGTTGAAGCAGTAACGTCAGAGGATTTTAAACCTCCTGAATTGTAAGTTATAGCCATTTTACTCTCCTTTGAGTGTTGTTAATTAAGGTAACTTTCCAAGTGAGCCGGTTTTTACAATACCGTCCCACATTTTTGATTCTTCAGTCCTACGTACAGGAGCTTGATTACTCTGCACTCCAGCAGTACGTGGGGCTGGTTGTTTCATTGATGGAACTCTTACGTTTTGTACAGGAGCTTTTCCAGTTGTTTCTTTCCAAAGTTTTACTAGAGACGCTATCGGAACAGCATCTTTTGGTTGTGAAACAAAATCCATAAACTCATTAACTTCATTATCATTTAGATTATGTTGTTGACGTAATTCGTTCCTAGTGTTATTCACCGTCATAGTATTTTGTACTTTAGCAATTTCTTGATCCACAACATTATGAATCATTTGTTGCTCTCTTTCTGTACGCATTTTATATGATGGGGAATTTGGCTTATAGTAAGCATCCCAAGGGTTAAATTCTTCTTCAGAAATTTGAATATTCTCTTGTTGAACCTGTTGTTGAGGTTGTGAGTTTTTCTGAGTTTCTAAATAATCAGCCATTATGGTTTGCATCTTAGTATTGTCAGCGGTTGCTTTGTCATACATTGATTGCCATTTTCGATTCTCTTCTTGTAACTTTTCAACTTCACTTATTTCTTGAGTTTCTTGCTCAACTTGATTTTGTTCTGTTATTTCTTCAGATTGTGTTTGCTGTTCATTTACAGCTTGTTGTGCTTCAGCTTCAGCCATTTTTATTTCTCCTTTAAGATGTCTCTTCGTTCAGAACGGGACTACTGTCCATACCCATCATAGAGCGTTGCTCTTTTTCGATATTTCTTTGTAATCTTTCTGCTTCAAGCCTCACCTTTGTAGTTAGTTCATTGGCACTTATTCTCTTATCAGCCTTTGCGTCTGATTTGATATTGTCAAGTTGAGATTTAAATTTTTGAACCTCAACTCGTTTTCTATCCGTAACAGACTCCCTTCGGGCAGTTTGCAGATCGCCCTGCAAATCTTTTATCGTTTGTTCTAACTGACTATTTAGACCAGTTAAACGATCAATTTCATTAAATCTTTTCAATATTCCTTCTTTGTCAAATATTTCTGGGTTTTGCTTTAATACTTCAACTTTATCTATTATACCCATTTTATAAGCTTCTAAATATACGTTAAGTTCTGCATATTTAGAAGTAGGTAAAGTAGAACCCGAAACAATACGTATATCGTGTTGTTCTATGTTGTTTTTATCTTTTTGTATATCTATAATAGTTTGACTTACATCATCATAAACATTAACCATAACCTCTGTTAGATCATTATTAGGTTGTGATACTCTAAAATATTTTTGATATGTGTATTGTTGTTTACACATAGAATATAATACTTTTCCTAATTTAACCATACTAAATTCTACGTCACGTAATTTAGATTTACTACGTTCAGAACCTAGAGCAATCATTTGTTGAGTGCCTCTAAACGTTTCAGGTGCTTTATCAGCTACACCCTGCATTAATTCAGGTATTCCAAATATAAAATCTATATAAAATTCACATTGTTGTATTAATCTGTAAAACTCACCAGCTAAAGGTGTTGGTGCTGGATAATGAGGTTCTCCTTGACTACTATCTACTTCTATAACTGCATTAGGATTTGCCCAATCACGTTCCAGTTGATCTAATCCATTTATAGCACTTCCTACAGGAACTAATAATTTTAAACCAGCTGATGCTTGTGCGTGAGATAAAGCAAGACTCCATAATTTATTAAGTAACCTTTGCATAGGTAATGCACGTGATACGTCTGATCTTGGATAAGGAGTTTCTGTCCAATTATTTGGAAATGGTATAATTGGATAATGTGCAACATTTAAATTATATTCATCTAATACAATTTCCTCACAACTAACCGTAACACCAACTCTAGTTTGTATAAAAGATTCGTAAGATAAATTACCGTTTTTAAAATCCATCGGTCTGCTTTCCATTAAAGCAACAAATTCTTCTTCAGTCAATATACTTTCAGCATTACTTTTATTATCGTAAAGTCTATAAAACGTAACCTTTATTTTATAAAAACGTTCTAATATTTGATAACGTTGATCTCTCCAATAATCATAATCTTTTACTTCTGATGGTGTATATACTTCACGTGTAGATTTATTTTGTGCGTTTGGGAAATCTTCATCTTCATATGTAGATATATCATTAATTAAACCGGGAATAATCTCCCCAGTTTCTTCATCTATTTGATCGTTAATTTCGGGGTAGAGGTTAGTAAGTTGTTCTCCAGTTAATATAGTCGAGAGAATTATACTATCAGCATCAGAGAACCATCTGTCACGGGAGGATGGAGGAACGTAAACCCGAAACGGATTAATATGAGTGAAACGAACATCACCTCTACCCATATCTGCTTCGCTATCTATGTAAGCATATATATAACCAATGCCTACAGTAGCAAAATCGTGTAAAGCTTGTTTAATATTTGAATCTCCATCAGAAGATTCCCATACAGAACCTAATATTGTTTGCCACACTTTAGCCATTTTAGCGTCACTACTTTCACGTGGTAACGCTGTAAACACAGGTGGTCTTGCTGTCATAAAAGATTTTAACTTTTCAACAGCTGGAGATATTCTATCCATAGGAATATCAGCTTGATTACGTGATTGTAATTCATCTGATTCATCTGTTGTAAAATGATTACCTAGGTAAAAATCTAAATCTTTACGTGCTTGAACATCCCAAGAGTCACGTGCATCACGATACCTTTTAAATAATTCTTTATTTGTTAACGCTCTAGGGTCATATTCCATTAAAATTTAGCTCCAGTTAACCAGTTGTAAGATTTAAACGTTTTTTTAATTTTATTAATAACGTCTTTATCCCCTGTTTTAAATTTACTACTTACAGGTGGGCGACCAAAATAGTCTGCGTAATACAACGCATCCATTAAATCGTCATTCCTTGAAACAGGGTGTTCAAATAGCTCATCTATCAACTCAGTCATTGTTTTACGTAGATACAATCTCTTTGAATTTACTATAGTTCCTAGTGCAGTTTCAAGTCGGTCTTGTTTTTTTATTCTATTTGGTGGTTTTACCCCTTTAAATATACCCGGCATTAACCTTCTATCTTCTCCAGCAAGTCTTGTTGTCATATCACGTACCATTTCTTGAGCAGCAACAGTTTCAATATTAACTCTACGTACAGGTGCGTATTTATTTGCGTATTTTATAATAATTTCTGGTAAATCAAATGTAGGTATTCTTTCACGAAAATATTCTAATACGTATCTATTTTTATCTGAATCTATTGCCAATACTACTATAGCTTGAAAATCAGATGATGACGTTGCTGTTGCGGCTATATCAACTCCTATAAAAATATTTACAGGTATTGTTTCGTCTTTTACAGTTAAATACGTATAATTATCTTTACTTTTAAATGTAGCATTATGAAACTGTATATTATCTATTTTAAAAGATGCTGATGATAAATCACGGGCATCATTCATATATTCTTGGGCAAATTTATTCAACATACCCATTTCGGCAAATTCAGCTTTTTTTCGATCTAATTTTTCTAATGGGAATTGTTCTGCCCATAATGGTTTTTCATTCTCTATAGCTCTATAAAAATTTAAATCCCAAGGATATTTATTTTTATTTTCAATCGCATCATTATAACCTTCGACTATTGTTTGCAAAAAGCTATCAAAATGGACGATTGTTCCACATAACCATATCCAACCCTCTCTGCCGGGAGATTCCTCTAAAGCTGGATATACAGTTGAAACCACCCATTTTTTTATTTCCGATCTTCTCTCTGGAGTTTTTGTATTTAGCTCTGATTCAAAATCATCTAAAATAATTCCTGTATAGCGAACATCTATTTCTGTTCGACCCCTCAACCTCTGAGAAGTGCCTTTTGCTATGATCCTATCCCCTTTTGAGGTTACTAAATCTTTTTCTGTCCATCTTTTTCCAACTAAATCACCAGCCAATGAGCCAAAATAATAATTAATTGCTTTATTAGATTCTAAGTGATTACGTATATATTTAATATGGTCAATAGCTTGTCCTTGTTCTTCAGCTACCCAAGCTATGAAATTACGTTCATTTTCTGTACTGAAACATATTTTGTGCATAATAGCAGCTTTAGCAAGTATTGATTTACCAAATCCACGTGGTAATATATTACATAACCTCGCACCCGGTTTTGTTGTTATAAGTTTTTTACCTATTATATGATGAAATTCAGGACTTTGACTTTTATTTAAAAAATCATTAGGTAGAAAAGCACGACCAAAATATATTAAATCTTTATAAGCCCTAGATAGTATTTTTTCCTTTTCTGATAACTCAGATGGTGGGCTTATAATGTTAAATACTTTATCGTTATCCAAGGTTTAGTTGTTGTAGTTTCTTCAAAAAAATATTCTTTATTTAAAAATATTTTCTGTATTTTTGTTTTTTTTACTTTTCTTTTAAACTTATCAAACATTCTTTGTACGCATTTTTTATAATTTTAGATAGTTTATCAAAATTATTGTTTACTTTTTTTATTTTAACTTTTTCTTTCTTGGGTGTTATTATGTCTATATCCATATAATCTCCAAAGAAATTATTATTATTACTCTTCTTCATCTTCCTTGTTTAAATAATATAATTTTAAATGATGTAATAAACCACTTAAACCTTTTTTTAACTCTGCTAATCTAAATATAATTAATATTTGCATACAAAGGTTAAAAAATACAAACGCCTCCCAGAAAGGGAAGTGTGGTGGTTCAAAGAATGTCATTAAATAAAATCTTATTCCATCAATCATTATTCTCTCCTTCTATTAATTTACGCTCTGCGTGAGCAATTGGCTTTATTTCATCTGCTTTTTTTAATTTATCAAGTTGTTCAGGTGAAAAACCTTGAAATACGGTAAGTGCCTCACGTTTTTCTTCTTTTGGAAACATATCTCGTATTTTCATTAATAATTCAATAGCACGTAGTTTATCAGAATCTTTCCCTTCAAGATTATCAATAACCTCTTTTGTTTTTTCAAAAAGGTAATCGCTGTCAATACCTATCTTTTTTAACGATTCTGAGTTTTCTTTAGAAATCATACGTATAATACGTTCTTGTTTAAGCAATAATTTAGCGTGTGTTTTAGCATATTTGCGATTATTTGTTCTATAAGCTTTAAGGTAGGCATCAACAACGTCATTCCCATCAATAACATACCTTGCAAATAATATTTCACGTGAAGTTGGCTTTTTTCTATTTTTAACGGCTTGAAAATGATCAACATTACTTGCAAATGAGTAAATATTTTTAACTGGCTCTCCTTCGAGGGTGTATTTACCTGTTGTTTTCCGCATACCAAGTAGTGTACGTACATAATTATTATTTTTATGTAGTATTTTAAGGACTTGGTTGTCATCTGTAAGTACGTAAGAACCTTCTGGGGCAGTTCTCCAATCTGATTTAAGTGGTTCAATGGGAAAATGACTGCGAAATTCCTTTTTATTGTCAAATATAAATTCTTTTTTACCCTTAACTTTTCTATCATACATTAATCGCCCTTTAATCTTCTAATGTATTCAGAAAGCCCCTCGTTAGATTTTAATACCCTATAAAGCTCTATCAATAATTGATCTTTAGTTAAGGATTTAATATTAGATTGGTATACTTTTAAATATTTTAACTTTCTATCTGTTAATTTAGTTTTATTTTCACGTTCCATAATGGCTTAATTTAATAATTACGTGTGCTTAATCTGAAATACTTTTTTTAAAAACTTGCTTTTTTAAATATATAGTATATATTATATATTATATATATAGATAATCTATAATAATAGATAATCTATAAGTATATAATAGATAATCTATAAATATAATTACGTAATATATATATAGGGGAATTCTGTAAAAATTTTTAAAAAATATTTTATGAGATTTATTTTTTGTAATGTGAAATATAAAAGATTGAATAAGTTATTAAACGTTGAAAACTTTAAAAAATCGCTTAATTATGTGTGTCTCTCTTTTAACGCTCCCCCCACCCACTTGCAACGTTTTTGCATTTTTCAAATTTACGTTAGGATTTTTACAGTAAAAAATTTATAAGGTTAAAAAATTACTACCGAATTCCAGGAAAAAAACAGTACTAAAAAAGTGCTTTTTAAAAAACGTTTTTTAATAAATGTTCGCTACGTTTAAAAAATTATAAATAAAACGTACAATAATATTGATATATTATAGTATTATTTATTTATTACTTTTTAATATTATTTATTACATTTATTTGGAATACTACTATATTTTTATTATATTTAGAGGTGAAAATTACACCCATAACAAATATTTTAAATTACGTTAATATGAAATATTTTAACGTAATAATAATAATTTTGCTACGTTTGAACGCATCTAAAAAGGATAGTAAAAATGGATAAAAGCACAAACGTAATAGAAAAGACAGTAAATTCTATACTAGGATATACTGTAGAACATAACGAGAATAAATCAATTAACGTAGTTTTAAATAGAAATCAAATTGTAAAATTTGAAGCTAATTTAAATGTATTAAATGAAAGTTTACAGGAGTACAACGCTCCATTACAAACTTTTGATGACTATGTTAATAACCAACTACAAAAGCAATTAAAAACAAAAGGATATATTTTTAATAGCTTTACAGTAAAGGACGGCTCAAAAACTGCAACGAGCCTCACAGAGTCACAACTAAAAGTAAAAACAAATGTAATTGAATTTGTTGAGAAATTAGAAGATTCTGTTAAAATAGCTGGTAAAACTTACCTACCAGATAAGGACGGGAACTACAAAGAAGTATCTTTAACATTCACGACCAGAGCAGACAAGCAACAGGGCTTAACAGCTAAAGAGAATCAATCAAGGATTAACGAACTTGTAAACGATACTTTGAAACTGGTTAAGTCTGAAGAAACAGAAACAGAAACAAAAAAAGAAGATTCAAACGAATCTTTTGAATTATAAATAAATAACAATGTTCGAACGTAGCAAAAAGAAATTAAATATATTACCTGTAAGTATTAAACGTAATAACAAACATTATTCAAATAGTAAACTTTTTAAACAAGATCAAAAAGAACTTAAAAAACTTCAAAAAGAATTATCTAAAAAGTCAATAAAACCTAGTGACTTAAAAAGTAATAATTATTGTAAAGGAAAAAGAATCGCTTTAAAAACTGATTTTAACACTTTATTTAAAATTGAAATCCTTTTAAAAGCAGGTTACAAACTAAAAGATTTATACAAAAATGATGAATTTTACGAAATTGAAAAAAACAAATATTAAAAAAATACTTTTATATTTTAAAAGTTTAAAAGCCTACTTTTTAAAAGTGGGCTTTTTTCTTTTTATTATGTACGTATTTTTTATTTATAATACTTTAAAAATATATTTAAATATTTTTTAAAAAATTATAATGACTTTGACAAATTTTTATAAATCACTATCACGCAAAAGAAAAACGTGGTTAACGTAAAACAAAAAGAGGATACACAAATGAATGACTTACAATTTAGATTAGATAGTTCTAATCAAAACGTTAAGAT